GAGATTGCACTTGCGGGATTTAAAACAGAAGATGTAAATGTCTACACAGAATACGGAAAACTTTTTGTTGAAGGACAAAAGGAATCAAAAGATGAGATCGAATATGCTCATAGAGGATTGGCTCAACGATCTTTCACCCGAGCATGGACGCTCAGTGATGATACGGAAGTTAGATCAGTTACTTTTGAGGATGGGTTACTAAGTATTGATCTTGGTAAAGTTGTTCCTGATCACCATGCTCGTAAAAATTACCTATAAATAATTGCGGGGACATCCCAAATATCGTCGCCATACTGGGCGGGGTTGGTCAGAATCAATCCTTGCCCACTTTTCTTTTTCGTGCTAATATAACATTAAATATCATTTAATTATGGCAATAAAACTAGCTGTCGTAAAGACAGGAGATCAAATAATTACAGATGTTGAGGAGATGCTTCTTGAGGACAAAGTAGTTGGTTATTTCTTTAACAAACCTTGTGTAGTAAAGACTGGCGATCCTGAAGTCAGTGAAGAAGGTGCATCCTTTGAAATCAAATTGAGTCCTTGGATCGCTTTAGGTAAAGGATATAAATTCCCAGTTCCTCTTGATTGGATTGTAACTTTTGTTGATCCAGTTAATGAACTTCATCGAATGTATCTGGTTGATATTCTTAAAGAAGAGGAAGAAGGTCAAAGTCAATCTATGGTAGTAACTGATAGCTGTGAGGACTGCTGATATGGAACCTAAAATTATTATCTTTCAAACTGGCGGAACTCTAATCTCAGTATTAGAAGAAGCACCATCTGCTGATCTTGGTGAACCAGATTGTGTTCTGGTAAACCCCTTTAATATTATGCCTGATGGAACTCTTCAGAATTGGTTGGGGGATCTCACCAAAGATCAAAAATTCAAAATTCATTCTGATAAGATCTTGACCATTGCCGAACCTACTGATAGAATACGGGAACTGTACGTTAGTTTGACTAAGTGAGATTCTATACGAACGTCCAGATGGTCGGGAATCAGTTCCTCGTTAGGGGTTATGAAGACGGTGAACGCTTCACAACTCGCGAGAAGTGGAACCCGACTCTTTTTGTACCTTCTCAAAAAAAGACGTTCTATAAGACTCTTAATGGTGAACAAGTTGAGGCAATCAAACCTGGTACCGTGCATGAGTGTCGGGAGTTCATTAAAAGATATGATGGCGTACAAGGATTCAAGGTCTATGGTAATGAACGATTCATTTATCAATATATCTCTGAGAAGTATTCTGAACAAGAGATTAAATTTGACATTGGTAAGATCATGCTATCTACCATTGATATTGAGGTTAAATCTGAAAACGGATTCCCAGATGTAGAATCTGCTGCTGAAGAAGTTCTTCTTATTACTCTTCAGGATTATACTACTAAGGAAATTATTACTTGGGGTCAAGGTCCATTCAAACTAAAGCAGGGTAATCATTATTACAAGCAGTTTAATAATGAATATGATTTGCTGAATGATTTTATCGCTTGGTGGATTGATAATACCCCTGAGGTTGTTACTGGTTGGAACAGTAAACTATATGATATCCCATATTTGGTTCGTCGTATTGATAGAATTCTTGGTGAGAAGTTGATGAAGAGACTTTCTCCTTGGGGACTTGTCACTGAGCAGGAAATTTATGTTCAGGGTAGGAAGCAATTATCTTATGATATTGGTGGAGTTTCTCAGTTAGATTATCTAGATCTTTATAAAAAGTTTACCTATACTAATCAAGAGTCTTATAGACTAGATCACATTGCAAATGTTGAGTTGGGTCAACAGAAGTTGGATCACTCAGAGTTTGAAACCTTTAAGGATTTTTATACTCAGGGTTGGCAAAAGTTTGTAGAATATAACATCATTGACGTTGAACTTGTTGACCGATTGGAAGACAAGATGAAGTTGATTGAACTTGCATTGACCATGGCATATGATGCCAAAGTTAATTATGAAGATGTGTTCTATCAAGTAAGGATGTGGGATACGATCATCTATAATTATTTAAAAAGTAGGGGTATTGTTATTCCCCCTAAAGTTAAGTCTGACAAAAATGAAAAGTACGCTGGTGCCTATGTTAAAGAACCGATTCCTGGAAAGTATGACTGGGTTGTGTCTTTTGACCTTAACTCTCTGTACCCTCACCTTATTATGCAATACAATATTTCCCCAGAGACATTACAAGACACCAGGCACCCATCGGCTACCGTTAATAGAATACTTAATAAGGAAATAGATTTTCAAGATTATAAGGACAATGCGGTATGTGCCAATGGGTCTATGTATCGCAAAGACACTCGTGGATTCTTACCAGAACTTATGGATAAGATGTATAGTGAGAGAGTAATCTTCAAGAAGAAGATGCTTAAAGCTAAACAAGAATATGAGAAAACCCCTACTAAAAAATTGGAGAAGGAAATTGCACGTTGTAACAATATTCAAATGGCTAAGAAGATCGCCCTTAACTCTGCCTATGGTGCTATTGGCAATCAATATTTTCGTTACTATAAACTTGCTAACGCCGAAGCAATCACCCTCTCTGGACAAGTCTCCATCCGTTGGATTGAGAACAGAGTAAATTCATACCTCAATAATATTTTAAAGACAGATAGTAAGGACTATGTTATTGCATCTGACACGGATTCTATCTATCTACATCTTGGACCTCTTGTTGACAGAGTATTTCCGAACGGGGCAACTGATAAATCTAAAGTAGTAGAATTTATTGATAAGGCATGTCAAGATCAGATTGAACCATTTATTGATAAGAGTTATAAGGATTTGGCAGATTATGTCAATGCTTACGATCAAAAGATGTTCATGAAACGAGAAAATATTGCCGATCGTGGTATCTGGACTGCTAAGAAGAGATACATCCTTAATGTCTGGAACAGTGAAGGTGTTGCATATGCAGAACCCAAATTAAAGATTATGGGAATTGAGGCAGTTAAGTCATCTACACCTGCTCCTTGTCGTGCTATGATTAAAGGCGCACTAAAACTCATGATGACGGGAACTGAGGATAATGTAATTGAGTTTATTGATAAAAGTAGAAAAGAATTTAATGCACTCCCACCCGAGATGATCTCATTCCCTAGATCTATATCTAATGTTAAAAAGTATGAGTGTAGAACATTTATTTACTCAAAGGGAACTCCTATTCATGTTAGGGGTGCGCTCTTATTCAATCATTATATAACGGATAAAAAACTAACTAATAAATATTCACTCATCAATAACGGGGAAAAGATCAAGTTCTGTTATTTAAAGGAACCAAATCCACTGAGAGAAAATGTTATCTCATTCATTCAGGACTTCCCCAAAGAACTTAATCTTGATAAGTATATTGATTATGACCTACAATTTAATAAAAGTTTTGTTGAACCTGTAAAAACTATTCTTGACGCCATTGGTTGGAGTGTTGAGAAAACTGTAAACCTAGAAATGTTTTTTGGATAATGGAATTGCCTATTAATGACAGAGAACTTGCAACTATTGTAAGTGCTTTACGTCTTGGTGGAGATGCTGCACTCTACCAAAAAATTAACACAATCAAAAAAATCAGGGAAACTAATCCTGATAATTATAAAAAAGTAGCACGCGAAGAATTTGGATTTGTCCTATAATGGAGATTGTTACATTATTCCCCACAACAGTTTATAAGAACAATATAATCAACGATTTTACTGAAGATTATATTGACAATTTAAAGGGTGAGGAATATATAAGAACGCCTCTAGATACGGGATGGATAACTAAAAGGTTAGATCTTCATAAAGATGATAAGTATAATGATCTTTTTGGTGTCATTGATTTTCATGTAAATTATTTTGCAAAAGAAATTTTAAAAATAAAAGATGCCATTGATTTGGTCTGCATGTCTTCTTGGGTAACTATGAATATTGGATCTGATTATGCTCAAGATCATATTCACGCATCGTCTATGATCAGTGGTGTTCTTTATCTGGATGCTCCACCAGGTTCTGCTCCAATAAATTTTCATGGAGATATTAATAAAAATAATACCTTTGGAACTTTCTTTCCAATACAATATTCTGAATTTAATCAGTTAAACTCAAACACCTACCGAGTTGACGTAGAGAGTGGTATAATGGTGGTGTTTCCATCAAGCCTTAGACACTCTGTGAGACCCAATTCAGACTCAAGCATAAAGAGGTATGTTCTATCTTTTGACTACATACCTGTAGGAGTTTTGAATGCGGGACCAACTAAAATTTCACTAAATGTTTTGTGACTATGATTAAAGTAAAGTATCAACTTAAAGAACATTCAAATGCAACACTCTTTAAGTTCTTTAAAACTGAAGAACAAGTGGAGATTTTTAAATCT